CCTAATCCTGAACTATCAATAGCAGAAGTTCCTGAACCTTCTTCAAATTTATAATAACCTACAAGACCTGTTATACCTGTTAAATCTGAGGGATTACCGCCACTATATAAAGTAGTTGCTGAAACAACTTGTGTAAATACTGCTACTTCACTTATTTTACCATTCCAGTAAGCACCATTTGATAAATTCTGTGCAATATCTGCTTCTGTTAAAGTACCTGAGAATGTACCTAAACTTCCTGTCGTGGCTTTTAATGTTCCGTCTAAATATATTTTTAATTCGTCTGCTGCTTCGCTCCAAGTCATAACAATATTATGAAAGTTGCCGTCATTTTCTATTGTATCACCTGATGCAATTACTGCCGATTTAGTAGTACCACCCCCTTTATGTAATGCTCTAAATTCATTTGAAGAAGCATGATAAAAAAGAACTAAAATATTATTACTATCTACTTTTGCTCTTAAAATATGTGCAGATGTGCTAACAGTATCTAATTTGCACCAACAAGAAATTGTTCCTAATGCACCATTAATATCACCTGCAAGTGTATCTACTGTAATAGATTGTGTAGAACCATTAAAATCTAAACTGTAATTATTAGCGTAAACACCATTATTAGAATTTAATCCTAACTTCATTATTCGCCTGTTTTTTCGTCATGTTCTGTATAACCTATTGCTACGCCTTGTGTCATTGTTATAGCCGTTATCCGACCATATATAACAGTTCCAGCAGGTATAGTTGTTTGTAAAGCACTTTCTCCTGTGTGATTAGCCATAGTGATTGCACTAATTACACTTGTAGTTACAAAATGTACACAATAGTAATCTTTTCCTGTTTGTGCTTCATCTGAAAAAACAACTCCTTTGCCTTTTCCTAATTGTTCTCTTAATAAAATGTTATTACTGTCTATTAAACTCATATCTTAATTTTTTAATTTGTCCAAATATAATTCGTTCCACTCGGCTCAGGGTGTTGTGTATATTTAATCTGTTCTGAACCTGCCGTTTCTGTTACATATAATTTTCCTGTTTCTACTAATCCTTGCACAATCCCATTACCACTATCTGCTTCTAATATTGTTGTTTCGTTTGGTGGTGCTGTGTCTGTTGTTAAAGATACTGTACCTGTCCAACTAACTTCGTATATTTCATATTTCCAATATCCAAACGGCTTGAAGTTTACTGCACCTGTATATACATTTTCAGTTGTGTTATGTGATACTGCTGCTTTTGTATAACGCTGATATGTTCTTATATTATCGTTGTGGTCTAAACTTTGTCCGTAAGCATATTTAACAACTTTACTCATATCATTTGTAAACTTAAACAATAATCTAATCTTATTTGTTGCAACAGAAGTGTTGATACGCTTTTCTTCTGTCGTAACATAAAAAGTACCTGTTGAGCCGTAAGTTATGTGTAACATATATTATAATAGAAAAACTTTGCAAATATTTGTATTTTGTTAGAAAACAAAAAAGGGTACTTTCGTACCCTCTAATGTTTATGAAAACAAAGTTAAAAACTTTGAGAAGTTTATTTATTTAACTCGTTACAACAGCGTTGAATGTAAATGCTCCGTTATCAAATGGTGTAGTTGTGTAATCTGCTACAACTTGCATAGGGTTTGGCTCTTGTCCTTCAAAAGTCCAAGTATAACCTGATAAATCTCCTAATGCAGCACCTGATTGATTAGTGCCTGCTGATAATTCCATTCCGTTATCTAATCCCATAGCGATAATCTTATTCTTACCACCTGACGACAATTGGTTAAGTTCTGCGAAAATAACCATTCTTTGTTGAGCAAGTAATTTGATTTCGTTTTGGTCTTCTTTTGTTAAGTCGTGTAAAACAACATTTGCAGAATGTGTATAGAACACAGTTCCGTTTTCACTTGAAGCGTTTACAGTTTCCGTAATAGAACCTGTACCTCTTTTCAAAGTGTATTTGTAAATGTCATCACCACTTCCTAAATCCAAATCCGTCAATTCACCACTTGCTGCTACATATGAAGTTAATTCGTCGTGTTGAACTAAATAAATCGCTTTAATTCCACCGATACCATCTCGGCAAGTTATGTTTCTTCCTTTTGTTAAATTACAAGCCATTTTTTTTAGTTTTTAGAGTTAGTATTATGATTGGTAAACAAAGTCGCTATCAACACCAACTGCAACACCTGCCGTCCATCTTGATACCATTCTTACATTTTGGCTTCCGTCAAGGTCAGCCATGTCAAGAACTTTTACTTCGTTGTAATCCATATCTAATGCAGTAGAAGTACCGAAGAAGATATTAGATTTTGTACCTGCATACATTACATTGTCAGCAAGACCACTTACAACTGCAATCTTGATACCTTCAAACTCAGGAGTATATTGCCCCATGTGGTTAAAAGGAAAAGCAGATAAAGCAGAAATAGCAGAAATGTAAAATCTGTATGTCTTTTTGTTCATGTAGATATAAAGATCATCTTTCATATAAACGGCAGCAGGAATATCAGCAACTAATGTACCTAAGTTTGCGATAATGTTTGCAGCACTATAAGCAGCAGAAGCACTTGAAGCAGTCATACTTCCTGAATGTGAAGTAGTGATACCGTTGAACTGTCCGCTTGTAGAAGTGTTACCTGCCCAAAAAGCACCTTCTATACTATCAGCAATTACACCTGCTGAGTAAGACATAGCAAATGCTACAAAGTCGTCCTCTTGTGCGTAAGACCAATCGCTCAAAAGCGTTTTTCTACAAATGTCTTGATTAATTTGAAACTGCTCTACTTCTAATACATTTTCTGTAAGAGTTAAAGCAGAAGATTGCTCGTCAAATCCGCAAGTAGCGTCTTTAACAAGATTTGTGTTTGCTAAGGTATTGATAACTTCTTTGTAATTTACTGCATCTCTTACAGTAGCATACTCCAAACTATCAGCACCTCTCAAAGCCGCATTGATGTACGCCCCAGCGTGTTTACCAGCATACGTACTCGATGTGATTGTTAGTCCCATGTTTTTTAATTTTTAAGTTTATTATTTATTTTTTATATTATACCAATATTTCTCTTTCTTAGTCATTTTTCTATATTCGTCTTTTGAAAGAGTTTCTTTTTTAACTTCATTAAATTTAGAAGTTTTAACAGGTTCAGTAGCAGGTTCTTTTGAAAGTTTTTCTACTTCTTTACTTAATTCTGCTTTTTCTGTTTTAAGTTCTTCATTTAGACCTTTAATTTCGTTAAGTTCAGCGTCTAATCTTGCGATGTCAGTTTTAACTTCTTCTAAAAGTTCTTTTATTACTGAACCTATTTCTGTAATTAAACCTTCTTTGTCAAATTCAACTTCTTCTGTTTCTTCTACTTCGTCAGTTGCTTCTTCCATTTCTTCTTTTTCTTCTTTGTAGTCTTCATCTTCTTCTTCTGCTTCAACTTCATCTTCCATAATCTCAGCAACTATCCCTTCTTCAAGTACATTAAAATTTGTTCCTTCTTCTGTTTCATACTCACCAACAGGTAGTGGCATAGTCGTTCCGTCCTCAGCAAGTACCATAACTGATACTCCTTCTGCTAATTCGTCTGCTTCTGAAACAATAATAGTTCCATCAGTCAGTTTTGCTTGATATGAAAGTTCAATTTCCTTATCTTCAATACCAAGTGCTACTAATATTTGTTTTTTTAAGTCCATAACTTTTTGAATGATATTAATTAATTAATTCTTTGTTAAATATAATAGAAATAATATTATTTCGTTTGATTTTCAATACCTAACAATTCAGCAAGTGCAGTTAGTACATCTTCGTTTGTAGGTTTTTGTGAAGCCATAGATTGCATTTTATCAACAAAATATCCTTCAATTGACAAACCACGAAGTTCACCTGATTTTATTCTACTCCATAATTCGTCATTTTCTATCTTCATCTTTACAAACCAAGTACCAACAGGTAAATCAAAACCATAAAGATTAGATTTGTCTTGTTCTCCTTCTTTTATCCAACTTTCAATTGTTAAAACTCCTGACACTCTATCTTCGTGTTGATAAGTTGCTTTGTGATGATTGTTATGCTTTAAGTATAATGCTGCTGCCTGTGCTACTGTTTCTTTACTGAAATATACATAGTAATCGCTGTCTGTATTAGCGTCATAACGATAAATCTGCTTATTTGGTATAAGCGCAGGACTAACTAACATTCGTTTTTCTTCATCTACTTTTGCTAATGTTAAATTGTTCTTTTCTTTTCCGAAAAATACAAAATCTTCTTCAATAGCAGGTGCAGACACCAAACTAATGGCGTCTATTGTTAGTTCTTGACTATCGTCTGAAATAACTAATTCTACAATTCTTGTTTTTTTCTTTTTCATAATTTATAATAGATTAAATTCTTGTTTATTTTATATTGTGGCTCTACGCCTTATATTTGCTAACTTGTTTTGACTATCTGTAATGTCGTCAGATACTACAAATGCTCTTGCAGGTTCTGGCTCTACACCGCCTTCTAATGTAAATGCACCACCTGTAAGTTCTGTTCTCGGTGCTGCTACTGATGGTGTGTTAGGTGCAGAAGGTACTGAACCCCCACCTTCACCTGTTGAAGCAATCGCCCTTACATTTGCTAACCCTGATGTTACTGCTGCTGCTGCTGCTACTGCACCCAAAGCAGGACCAACAACAGGAATACCTGCTAATGACTTGTAAGCAGCAGTTGCAGATTGATAAGTGTCTATTGTAGTTGCTGCTATTGCTGCTGCTTTTCCTGCCTTACTTTCTTCTCCCATTATTGTAGTAAGGTTGTTAAGAGTGTGTTTTGCTAATTCTAACCTTTCATTTTCAGACATAGCCGCCCATTCTATTCTTTGTTCTGAAAGTTCTTGCAAAGACATTTCTATATCTTTTTTCTTTTCAAAATCAATTTGTGTTGCTTCAAATAACTCACCTATTTTATCCATTTGCTTATCCATTGATTGTTCAAATGTAGTAGCCACTTCTTCTAATGTACCTACCCTTTCTTTGTCTAATGCAATTAAATCTTTTAGTGCTTGTATTTCTTTTGCTTCTGCTTCCCTTTTTATACCATTGATTTTGTTGTTAAGTTCAATTTGTTTAGTTGTACTTTCTATCCTTATATCTGCTAAAGCAACTTCTAAATCTGCTAACTTATCTAAATCTTCTTCTAAACTTTCAGATGTTTCAACTTGTTCTTTTTGTATTCTAACTGCTTCTTCTGCATTGGCAACTCTTTTATCTAACAATTCATTTTCTATATCAAATGCTTTTTGTGCTGCATCTAACCTTTCTTCTTCTGTTTTTGTTAAATCTTCTGCAATTAATTTAAGACCTTCTATTTCCGCCCTTCTTTCAGCAGTTTCTACTCTTAATTCTCTTTCGCTATCTCTTAGTTCTTGTGATTGCCTTTTTAACTCAATCATTAAATCTACTTCTCTTTGTATTTCATCACCTATACCTTTGAAAGCACCTTTAACATCTTGTAAAGCACCTTTTGTATCACCTTGAAATAGTTTTACTATTGCGCCACCAAATTTAGATACCCTATCTACTATAACACTAACTGCTGCACCTAACCCTGTAAAAGTTCTTTCTAATAGTTCTGCACCTTTTTTAGTTTTAGTAAGAAATGATACTAATGAAGCAAAAGCAACTACTAACAAACCTATTCCTGTTGCTGCTACACCTGTTTTAATTACATTAAATAAAACTTTTGCACCTGTCCTTACTTCACCTCCAAACATCAACTTAAACCCATTCATAGCAAGTTTGCTTTGTATGGCTATTTGCTTAAAGCCATTTGCAACTATTTGCCTAAACTCTTTGAATTTTTCTTTGACGCTTCCAACTGTTATACCAAATGCACCAAAATTATCTTTTAACTCTTGTGTTTCTTCTTTTGATTTTTTTAAGTCCTTTTCTAATCCGCTAATATTCGCCTTAATTTCAAATATAAATTCTTTGTCTGCCATATCTTAAAATGTTACGCTATTTAATTTATTTTCTGTAAGTTGAACAGAAGCAAACCATTCAATACTTACATTTGTCGTTC